AGAATACCAGATCAAGCTCTTGCCAACGAGCTGATCCAACCCAGATCAAGCTCTTGCCAACGAGCTGATCTAACCCAGATCAAGCTCTTGCCAACGAGCTGATCTAACCCAGATCAAGCTCTTACTGGCTAGTTGATCCCCCTGCACAGATCATACCGAACACAACACATTCCAGTAGCGAATTACCTCCCAAGCGATTCTTTCCATGCAAACCGCCAGTGACCTCTCCAGCAGCATATAGACGAGGAATTGGTCGCCCTGTGGTGTCAAGGACCTGACCAGCACGGTTGATGCGCAGACCACCCATTGTATAGTGAATCACAGGAGTTACAAAGCAGTAATACACTGTGTCGTTGTATCCGTCAAATCCTTCCACACATGGAACAACCAGTTCAGAGGCAAGTTCTGTCATACTCTCTGATGTTTGGATGAGTCCTTTAGACAGGTAGAACCCAAGCAGCTGTTTGCCAAACTGTTTGGCACAATTCTCAGTGAAGACCATAATTGCTGTTTGGTTGGAACCAGCAAGACTTAAAATCCCATCAGTGACTCTCTCCCTGGTAGCCAACTCGTCCACGAACCTTTTTCCAGTGTTTGGATCTATCAACCTGGCTCCAAATCCTCGTAGCGCCTCTGGTGCAAGAAATTTGTGGTCACTTGATGGATTTTTGGGATCAGTAAACCCAGTGGGATGTAGTTGAATATAATTCATATCAACAAGGGACGCTCCATGTCTACTTGCGATCTCTAGACCATCCCCTTGTGCAAAGGCCCCATTGGTCGTGCCACGCGCAGCATGAGTACCTGTGTCGGTCACAGAAACGATCAGGTCCTTGTTGGCGGAAAACCCCCCGGTAGCCAGGATGACCCGACTGCCATCGCCTTTGGACAGAGCATATCTAGTCGTCTTGGAAGAATTCATGTCATGTACGGTAACGCCAGTTACCAATCCACCTGCATCCATGTTGCAATTCAAATCAATCACCTTTGTTGATGTCACAACATGTATGGTGTCGGCGTGCTTTTTGAGGTAAGCTATCAAAGACTGTGTGATCTCCCATCCAGTATTCCGTATCTTAGAATGCTCTTTGTGACCGAAACTAGCTCGATGAGTCCTTGCGACGGAGTGACCACCACAAAGAACGACGTCAATCCAGATATTCCCTAGATCTTCCAGAAACAGTCTGGCTTGATCACTATATTCTGCTAGACGATGACACAGCTTTGGGCCCTGGCTCAGAGAACCATCACTCTCGAGACATCCTATGGAGGAGATGATAGTATCGTGTAAGAATAGATCGGAATTGTCACATATATTTTTCGACGATTGTAGTGGAGTATTCACAAGGTTGATTCCTGAGGTAGCCTTGGCAGAATTGCCACCGAGTCTGTCTTCTTTTTCGACTAACAATACTGTGTGATTTTGCTTGTGGGCCACAATGGCCGCTGTCAAACCAGCCAGTCCGGATCCCACAATGATGCAATCATATCCGATTGACATCCTGCCTATAGATAGGAATATGTGATATATTTATAAATATGAATATAAATATATCAATGCACCGCAATCTGCTCACAGATCTGAGAGGTGCTTTGAAAATGAGACGATGTGATGCTTTGTAAAAATGATCCAAAATTCCATGTTATGCAGTTGGTATCATAACAAAATGGTCCAGAACAGTAGGAACAACAGTGCGAGAGCACGGCTCCGGAAAAAGCAAGCCGAGCTGAAACGGGCTCGGACCTCAGGTCACTCAAGTCAATCAATGCGCAATCAGAATGCTAAAAAGAAGCAAGAGTTGGAAATGCTCCAGAAACATTTGCAAGAAAGCATGAGGGAGTGGCAAGGGAGAAAGGATCAACGTGCTGTCCGGGCCAAGATGATCGATGAGCTGGTTTCCAACAATCTCAAGCCTCGACAAGAGATTGTTGAATCATTAGCAACCCGCATCAGGAATGGAGACTACAAAGGGGTGGGCAAGGAACAAGTGTTGGCCAAAGCACAGGCAATGATCATTCTCTTTCAGCGACAAAACCCGACTACAAGCACTCTTGCGAGAGGCTCAGACGGCTGGGCCGAATTGGGGATTGATCCAGAGGAGGTCATAGTTCGCCAAAGCTTCCTGAAACAGCAAGATAATGACGATGGCGATGAAGACAATCTCTCTGAACTATCTGATCTTTCTGATTCAGAGTGACATTACACATTGTGAGCGACCTTGATCAATCAAGCAGAAAATATTTCACAGCAAAGTAGAGTACTGCAATTAATACAGCCTTTGTACCAAGATTGTAAAGAATACTCTCGCCCACTCGAGGAACCATTTGATTAAATATCGCATTAAATTGTGGGGAGCTCAGTAGGGCGAAAAGAACACCAACGATCACTGGATCCCGCCCTCCTTGCAGGATATCATCCACAAAAGAGGATTCGCCATCTTCGTCCCCCTCGCCACCAGTACCCAGAGTGGTGAGGTCTAGACTTCCCTGTGATTGTTCATGTTCATCATTCTCATCATACTCAACCATCTGGCCTGGTCCTTGTCCGACCATATATTCACCACCTGGGCCTGGGAAAGCGGCTTCTCCACCTAGAATAGGATCATTGGTGTTTCCCATCGGATCAGCGAGACCAGGAGCCATCCCTCCTAGTCCCCCTGGACCAGAAGCCATTCCCGGAAGTGGAGCAGCTCCCCCCTGCTGAAACATCCCAGGTCCGCTACCCATTTGTGGAAGCATCCCAGGTCCGCCGCCCATTTGTGGAGGCATCCCAGGTCCGCCGCCCATTTGTGGAGGCATTCCTGGTCCACCGCCCATTTGTGGAGGCATTCCTGGTCCACCACCCATCTGTGGAGGCATACCAGATCCACCTCCCATCATTGGGTTTGGTTGGCCAAAGCCATCGCCTCCTCCTCCACCCATCACTGGGTTCATGCCAGATTTCATCTCTCTGACAATGTCATTGACTAGACTAGGTCTACCAGATCCCTCGCTCATTTGTTAGATGTTTCTTAATGTTTTACTGGATAATTTCAGCGCAGTGAAAACGCTACAAGCCTATATCATCATCAAAGACTGTCACATGGTAACATGGCCACATGGCCACATGGTCAAATCAAACAATAGGTAGTCCAATTGGCTTTTTCGATACCTTTGCCAATGTGGTTCTGACGGTTTCATATAGCTGATCTAGTGTCCCATTGTTATGTATTATCTGCTCATTCGATGTGTTAAAATCTTTCTCTGATGAATGCTGAGAGGTTTCTCCCAACAAGCACGATGCAGCCATTGGTCGTTGTATATGCAGCATACGACCACCTAGTTTCAAGAGCATCTCTGCCTCATTCGGGAATCTGCAATCGGTTACGATGACAAGTGCTTCTGGATCCTCATTGAACAATGCCTCGATATCTTGGCGCAGACACTGAACCCAGACCTCTGGATGCAACTGGTCACGAAATAATTCAGTCCCAACAAACTGTAGCAGTTGTCTACATGTCATTTTGTATACTGGGTGTATCAGAGTTTCGCGTAGCCTCCTATATTCTGGGGTTGCACCATTTACAAAATCATAGCGCCATCCTGTCAAGATGGCTACTATTCTTTTCAGAGGATGAGCGAAACTCATCTTTTGGTAACCATATTTTTCAACAAGATAGTCGGCGACAGTATCTTTTCCAGCTCCTGCCTTGCCACGGATGGCGATCAATCTTGGTATGACCGTCATTGAACAAAATATTCGATGCCAGATAAAATATTTTGTTGGTTTTGGATCATTTTTACCATCACAGGAAAATATTCATCACCTCTTTGATAGTTGACCTGCAAATAGGACACGTGTTCGCAGTACTTGTGTGCTTTTCAGCACAAGACAGACAATATGGTGCGTGGCGACACGGTATCAGCAATGCATTCCTGTCTGCACCAAGACAGGTGATGCATGTGAAATAGTTCCCCTCAGATGCCGACGCTGATGATTCACTCTCATTACAGCTCTGAAAACTCTCACTTTCACACCCGCTCTCGCCCTCACGCCCGCTCTCGCCCTCACGCCCGCTCTCACTCTCACATTCACTCTCGCTCTCACTCTCACGCCCACTCTCGCTCTCGCTCTCACGCCCACTCTCTGTGAAGCTGTAACTCTCAGTCATTGAACCCTCCTCGGGCACAGTTTCACTGATGATATTGAAGGGCACTTGTGGTAGGTTTTGACCAACCATGATTGAATTTTCAGTAAATAGTCTCCTGTCCAGTGGAATAGGCAAGGGCCTACCACATTCGCCAACAAAACGATTGAAGCGTGGATCATGTCTGTGCAAAATACCAGAAAACTCATGTGCCTGTTCTACCGTTGGAAAGCAACCACTCACAGTTACATAGACAGTCCTTGTCTCGAGGTGTGGTGCATAAGTCAAGCAACAATATCTTTGTTCATCAGCATATGGTTCTGGTGCAAGTGTGTCAAGACTGATCGCAGTTGCAGTGATTGTGTCAGTATTTTCATCTCTGTATGGTGCTTCTATCCTGTCATTGGAAGCCAAAGAGTTGTTCGTTTCGATCTCAGGATCCTCAGGATCCTCAGGATCGAACTCAGAGCCAGGGGACACCACAAATTGGGAGTCAGTAGACTCGGACTCAGGCTCAGGCTCAGGGGACACCACAAATTGGGTTTCGGGTAGTCCATCCTCAATATCTTTGCTGTATCCAGTGCCCATTTGCATAAATTTAGCGGGATCTCTCTATGATCAGATCAGAATCAGAAATCATCATCAGCGTCCTGATCAGTGTTCTCTGGTTCAGATCCCTCATCCCCAGCATCATTGTTGACATTGTTTGGATAATTGCCGAGTAGCAGGGCTTCCAGATTGGCCTCGAGCTTTTCATTCGATGCTCCCTGGACAGTCAATGCATTAATCGTCTCCCCGTCTTCCCGAAATTGGAAGGTTGGCATGGCGGCGACTCCCATATCCTCAGCAAAATCAGCGTATTCGTCAACATCCACTTTGACAAACTTCACTTCTGGGTTGGTTCTGGCCAACTGCTTGAAAAGTGGTTCGATGCGACGACATGGACCACACCAAACAGCACTGAAGTCCATCACTACAGGGCCCTCTGAAGAGGCTAGTTCCTCGAGGTGCTTATCATCTCTTGGGATAATAACTTCACCATTGCCGTTGCTCATAATGCAAGAATATTTTCTATACTGGTCATAGAATTCGAAGACTAAATTTGAACCCATTTTCAATTTTTGGAAACCTGTCAGCATCTTCTTCATGGCTGAAGCATCTGATTCGATTGGTGTAACTGGACCAGGTCCAAAGGAGAGCAATCATGACAGTGAAAAAGCATGGATAGATATTTACTCACTCGAGCTGGAATTTAGGAACTACTTGGGCGAATCCCCTTTCTGGATGGCAGAAACTTCAACGGTGTATTGGGTGGATATTCTCAAGGGCACCATCAACAGTTGGCACTCAACCACAGGACAGACGAAGATTTGGGACATCAAGCAGAAGGTTGGCTGCGTGGTTCCTGTACAGGGAGAGACGGACATTGTTCTGTTGGCATCGCTCAAAGGAATCGGCTTGTACGATCTTCGGGCAAAAACATGGTTTCACAATTATGGTGATCCAGAGCACAAGTTGCTCACCAATCGGTGGAATGATGGGAAGTGTGGTCCGGATGGGCGTTTCTGGATTGGATCTATGAATCACACTGATACAGAGGCATCTATAGAGAGGGGTGAGAGGGATGGCTCCCTCTATGTTCTGAATGGGAGGGAAACCAATCCGTGTTTTCGCAAACAGAAAGGGTACATAGGTATATCCAATGGAATTGCCTGGTCTAGGGATGGTTCGAGAATGTATTTCATAGATACGCCCAGCCAATCTGTGCAAGAGTATGAATACAGGAACAGGAATAGTCACAATCCACTCAAACTACTGAACATAGATTGTATCACTATTCCAAAGGAGGATGGTGCTCCAGATGGCTGTGCAATGGATATGAGCGACAATCTGTGGATAGCACTGTGGGGTGGAGGGGCCATTCAACAATATTCTACCGCAACTGGCGAAAAGCTCTTGTCTATTGACATTGGAGAGAAATATCCAACCAGTGTGGCATGGATCGGTGTGGATCTGGATATGCTGTTCGTGACAACAGCCAAAGGAGATACGCTCACCAAGATTCTGGATGATGAAAATGATGCAGAAAGGCGAGATACTGGGCAAAATTATATTATCGATTTCAGCAACTGCAATGTAAGAGGTGTACCTGTTTCTGGATTCAGAATGGGTCACATTGATGAAAATGTATGATACATATATACTATAATATTGAGTGATCGATGACTCAGTTTTGCTCCATAGCCAATAAGAACAGGACCAGGTTTGGCTGCTTCAGTGGAAAGCAGCTTCAGAAGATTGCGAGGGGATACAATCAGCATATGGCAGGTCCGAGGCGAGAAAGAATCCGCCTGAGTCAACCGGTTGAAAATTTGTGGAGAGACCTGCGCCATAAACTGAGTGATATTTGTAGCGATGAGAGTTGTTGGTTAGACTTGCAATTTGTTAAAGAGATTGGCGATGAGGAGCTGTTAAAATGGACATATCCGCCAAAGGGACCCACTAACCAAGTTGCGGGAGCAGCTAAATGGAAATGGCTATCAACCCGCAATATAGATGCTGCCATGGAGCATTTCGAGAAAGTGTATCCACATTTTATTTTTTTTGGCCCTGTACCGATAGATTTCGCGGAGATATTTACTGAATTGAACAACCTGAATCTAGTCAGACTGTATCGACAAGGGACGCGGCAGATTGGAATTGTTTTTAACTTTGACCCTCACACAGAGTTAGGAAGTCACTGGGTAAGCTTGATGATTGATTTGAACAGTCGTCGGCGCTCTCAATCACAATATCCAAATGCAAGCAAAATAGCATATTTTGATAGTTTTGGTAGCTGTCCGCCCCCAAAGCCCATTCAGGATTTTATTGCAAATATCCAAATGAAAGCGAAGCAAGGTCTGGGCTTAACATTGCAGGTACTTTGTAACAAGACGCGACACCAGTTCTCCTCGTCTGAGTGTGGTGTTTATAGCATATATTTTCTGGAGAAAAGTTTGCAGGGACAGCCATTCACAGAGACTTTTGCTGACATTGTCAGTGACTACGAGATGAATCAGAATCGTGCTAGGTTTTTCCGCCGCTAGCCTGGCGGAAGGGCCTAGAACCAGGAATTTAGATAGGACTTGACAGTCTCGTAACTATGTGTCAGATATGGTCGCACATGCTCTCTGTAGAGTAGTGGGAGATTGTGAGTGCCTGGTAGGTCTTCGTAGTCCTCGAGCCGTGGAGCGCCTTCAACATAGTCGATCTTTTTCTGGGCAAGAGCGATTCGGGGGTGCAACCTCAGTTTCTGTATGCGCCAGCCGTATCCCAGGATTTTGTAGGTCTCGCCCTCTTTCATGAAAGCCCACATCTCGTCAGGCCACCACTGCATGAACCAGAAAGATGGAACCACCTGGTACAGTCTCTTCTCCTGATCAGCGACAAAATACGTATTGTGAACTCCACTGCTTGTTTCGCGAAGCTGGTTGAAACTCCGGCTCTTCGAGCCGTTTGCTCCGATCTCATCGGAGGAACTCTTTGTGACAGTAATCTCCCTTTCAAAATATGTACCATAGACGTATCCTGCTTTTCCAATGATGCCAAGAATTGCTGCTGCTCGGATGTTTCTGACCGTGCGTGTACCCACAATCCACTTATATGATAGTCGAGCAAGAGATGAGACTCGTTGCTTTACGGCGATCAGTCGCCATAGAGCGCGATTTTGCTCACGTGCAATTTGATAGCTCTTGTGTGCTGCTTCGGAAACTTTCTGTCCTATGAGCTGACCTCCTTCATGAGCTTTTGTCCCAACGTAACTGCTGCTTGCATCAATGTATTTCTGACCTGCACTTAGACCATCGTTGATATATTTGTGTCCCTTTGCAACCTTGAGTGTTGCGTTTAGTGTTGTTGTTGCTGAACTTAGGGTTTTCAGGCTCTTACCAAGCCATCCTCCAAGATTGAATGGCTTAGCAGTAGATGTGGCAGATGGTTTGACAGCCTTAGCTTTAGCTGTAGTGGTCGCAGATGACTTCATGTCTGCCTTGGATGTAGATTTGTTTGGTACTTGGATGCCATCGCATTGACTGTAAAATGATCAATTTTCTCATATGTATGTATATCACCACAATACACATGATTACCAATCAGACTCCTACTCCCAAATATTTTCTGACAAAGCTACCAGGCATTTTCTACTTGATTTCTACCAGGAACAAGGATAGATTGCTTAAACAGATCCTTGGTTGCCTGTTGGCAGATGGTTTGTTCTCAATTACCCAAGAACCAGATGGGTCTTGCTCTATGATCATGCAATTACAGAATGAAGAAGCTCTCAATACTATTCTAAAGACTGGTGAGAGCTATCTATCTGCAGACAACTACTACGGCTTACAGATAGATACCTCCAATCCAGCTCTGAACGAAGCAGGGATGCTCGCTGAGGTGACGAGTTTGTTGGCAGAGAAGGGTATCCCCATCCTCTGTCTCAGTACTTTCAACTACAACTACATATACTATCCAGTTGCATTCGAGGCTCAATTGGTTGATGCAGTCTCCTCGACAGGTGAAAACATCTTTCAGTTCGCCCAGTTGTAGTTGTAGTTGTAGTTGTAGTTGTAGTTGTAGTTGTAGTTGTAGTTGTAGTTGTAGTTGTAAGTAAAATCACATATATGCAGATGTGCGAGATATGTGATCATCTTACTTTGTATGTTCTATTGAATCACTATACAAAGTAAAGTAAAATGAGAATCCTCGACCTACCCATTGAATTTAGAAATCGAATGTAAAGTTGAACGAATCCTTGGCACTCTGGTCGCAATACTCGGCAACTGTGTTGGCCTTTTCCGTATTCAGTTTCTCTTTGCTTTCTGCAATCTGTTGGCGGCGCAGCAACATGTCCTGTTTCGGTGGTTGAACCGTCTGGATCATGGTCTCATCAAGACCAATTCGAAAAGCATTCGTACCAGCCTTGATGAACTGGCCAGTCATGATGTTGCTGCTGACACCAGACATGGGGTCGGATTCGCCATACATAGCAGAGCGGAAGATCTGAGTAGTGGTCTCCTCGAAACTGGCGCGAGCCCATGGTCCACTGTCACCCTTGCTCATACCGTGACGATCAACTGAGATCAAGTATCCTCGACTTGTCATGAGGTCTGCGAGGATCTCGATATGACGTGGATTTACGTATGTACCAGCATATTCCATCACCTCTGTGATTTCATCAATGATCAGATTGCGAGCAGCATTGATACCGAGTGTCTCGTACACCTCGATAATGTGGTTTGAGAAGGTAGCCTCGGGATTGATGTGACGCATGTTCCAGATATCCACCAGATTAACACCATTGGTATCAATCTCATAATCGAATGTGTGGTCGAGTGACCCATTCTCAGCATAGAATGGTTTCTGCTTAACAAATCGGACGCGAGCAGTGTCAATTCCAGGGATACCCTTAACCTTGATCTCGAGTAGGACGCGCTCTAGGTATCGGACCAGATTGATTGGGTTGTTTCGAATGCTTTCATTCTGAACATTGATACGTGCAACATAGAGGGAGTCGCCACCCACGTTGATACCATCAAGTGGACCATTCGTATCCGAAACAGCGAATTGGATCTCCTTGATATCTTTGAAGCCAGGGTGTGTGGTTCCCTGCTCTTTGACTAGAGCGGCGTAAACATCCTCCATGGTGATGTTTTTCTGAGCCATCAGTCTCTCCTGGAAGTCCATACGGATAACCCATGGAAACTCCTGTTTCTTTTCTGGGGTCAACAGATCTCCCATGAATTCATTGTAGCTCTCAAGGAAGCCTTTGTCAGCATCGGAATAATCAGTCACTCCCTCCTCAAGATCAGGCGCATAAATGATCTTGACCGAGTTGACAATATCCCTCATCGTTGTGAACTCGATATTGCTCGCCAACTCCTGTGCATTGAGCATGGCCCGGTCTTTCGGTTCGAGCTTACTCTCGTCATCTTCTGACCGTTTCTGATTCAGGTAGGTTGGATTGATGCTGACAGTCACAGTGGGAGTCTCGAGAGCACTGGTGACGCGCATAATCTCCTTCAGGCGAGGCACGCCACGACTGACATTCGCCTTCTCACCAACACCGGTACTGTGAAAGGTATCAAGAGTCATTTGTGTACTGGGTTCACCAACACTCTGTGCTGCAATTGCACCTACCATTTCGCCAGGGGCTGCAAATGCCTCCTGAAATTTGCGGTAGACATCCTGGATCAGATAGTCGAATGCTTCCTTATTGTAGCCCTTGTGCGCCAATTTCTTACTGGCCAGGTGGGAGCGGATCATTGCCTGTAGAACAATGAAATCCCTATTCTCATTGAATGTTGGGACCTGATATTCCTCCAGGATCTTGGCAATCAGTTTGCGGACCTCCAGGACCACGTGTGCTGGGTTCAGATCGGCCAAACCAGATCCCTTGCGTAGAGCGAATCGGTACTGGAAATTCTCAATCATGCGTGGAAAGTTGACAGGCAAGAGAATCTTGTCTGGGACCCCATGCTTGAAAACCTCGGTGCGAAGAATATCCCGGTCCTTACTCAGTCTCTGAAACTCTTCTTCAAGGATCTTGCTATACTTTGCAGGATCATCCTCAAGATCAGCCACGATGTTAGGTGCGAACAGGTTCTCTGGATGAGCAGTATCGAATGGATTGTACCGATAAATCTTGCGGAACTTGTCATCAGACAGAGTGAGGTAGTCGAATTTCTGAACCTCAAGCCGACTGGCATCAAAACCATCACCACCATAGAAGAATTGGAGAATGATGTCATTGGCATTGCGAACCGACCAATCGTACCGGACCCCCAAATCCTCGAGAGCCTTCATCAGACGGCGCTGCAGATAACCAGTTTCAGCCGTCTTAATACTTGTACTGATGACACCCACACGACCAGCCATAGCGTGGAAAAAGTATTGGGTGACATCCAGTCCGAGCAGATAGCCCTTATCAATGAAACCACGACTCTCTGGAGTAATGCTATCCTTAGTAAAGTGTGGCAGAGTGCGACGCAGATAGCCATCAGGGACACGACCGCCATCCAGCTCCTGTTGTCCCAGCAGACTGATAATCTGGACCAAGTTGGTCTTGCTACCCTTGCTACCGGACTCAACCATGCTCGCCATGCGGTTATCTGGACTCAGCTTCTTACCAGTAGCCTCCTCAGCAATCTTGCGAGCTCCATTGAGAACGACATAGATATCTGCCTCGAACTGTTCATTAATGGGCTTACCGGTATCTGAGAAGAAGAAACGGTCACGAGGGAGCCAGTAGCCAAGCTCATGTACCACGGCTTTGTGAAAATCACGCTTCTGGTCCTCACCAATAATCGGATATCGTCCCTGGTGTAGGAACTCAATCTTTACCTTGGCCTCTGCAACCTTTTCACGAACCTGGTGGTGAATTTCATCATAATCACTGCGTGAGATGTACATATCATCGAGACCGACACTGAAACCATCAATGGCAAGCCACTGCATTCCGACATTCATCATATCATCGAACAGATGACGAGTAGGTTCTGGTCCCCAGTCATTCCAAGTGACATGAACCAGACTGTTGTTCTTGGTACCGAATGTCTGTTTGTCGAAGAATCCGCTTGACATTTTGCCGTCCTCGATGCGGAGGATGTTCTTCTGTTCTTGCTCTGCACCATCCTCGTTACGATTCAGATAGTAGCTGACCTTGGGGAGAAATGTCGAAAAGACATGTTTTGAATCCCATCGCAGACTGCGACCTGTCTGCTCTTCTGCTTCAAGCTCCTCGCGCTCTTCAGCCTCCTCTTCATGGAGTTCGCGTTCCAGAGTCTCCTCATCGACTTCGGTGCCAGTGCCAACCGCGACAGCTTCCTTAGCAGCGATGACCTCTGGTGTGAGGACGATTGGCGTAGGTTCCGGTTTCGATGGGTCAGGAAGACTGCCATCATAACCACTTGTCCAATCAAGCAGTGTCATCAGGTGCATCAGGTTCAGGTGTGGTTTGGATCGAATACGAGTAAAACGATAACTCGCAAGGAGAGCATCCTGAATCAAGCCCATGACTGGCTTACTCGCTTGTGGGCTAACGATTTGTGTGGGAACAAGGGTGAGTGCCTGCAGCTCATATGATGCCTGTTTGCTGTTGGGTACGTGCATGTTCATTTCATCACCATCGAAATCAGCATTGTATGGAGTGCAAACACTTGGGTTGAGGCGGAATGTCTTTCCTGGAAGAATCTTTGCTCGGTGACCCATCATGCTCATCTTGTGGAGAGATGGTTGGCGATTGAATAGAACAATATCACCATTCATCAAGTGCCGATGCACCACATCTCCGGGATTCAAAACAATCTTGTCTCGTTGCATCTGGGTGATGTGTTTTAGACTGCACTTAAAACTGCCACGTGATTGGCCACCCATTTGCTGTTCAAGATCACTACTGCTCTTGTATTCGATGCAGTTGGCACCTGGCCATTTGGGACCATTTCGAACAAGTTGTGTGAGTCTTTTCACATTGAGAGGGGTGACGATCTCTTCGCGAGTGAGGACATCCGCGACTACGAAGGGAACACCCAGCTCATCAATGCTGATGTTTGGATCTGGAGTGATAACACTACGTGCGGACTTATCCACACGCTTACCCATGAGGTTGCCGCGAACTCGACCCTCTTTGTGATTCAGACGCTGACGCAATGTTCGATAGGCACGACCAGATCGGTTGACCGCAGCAGGAATATTGCTAATCTCATTATCGACATATGTGGCCACATGGTATTGAAGAAGGCTCCACCAGTTGTACAGGTTCCTCCTCTCTTTTTCAGACTGTTCCTTGGATAGAAGGTCGCGAATCTGATTGTTTGTCTTGATAATGTCATTGAGCTTATAAGTCAAGTCATCATCAGCAGTCTGTCCAGACTCATTCGTCACCGCAGGGCGCATTGGGGGAGGAGGAACAGGCATGACCGTCCAGATCATCGACTCTGGTCGAGAGTGCTGGGGAGGGTAGCCAAGTAGTTCGCAATCATCATCGGTAATTTTCCGGAAAATAGTGTGAACTACCTCTGGGTTCATGAAGTTGAATTGTGTCTTCTTGCCATCTCCCTCACCACTATCTCCGCCCTCACCATCGCCACCATCGCCATCGACTGCATCAGTGCTTTGTTGGGCCTGACTAACATCGGCAGCAGCACCCTTGGCAGCCTGTTTCTCACAGGTCTCCACATCAGCAAGGATGTTGGGTGGGGAAGCCCCTTTCAGAGAGGGCATTCCACCCTTGACGTTGATTTTCGGGCTACCATCCTTGGTATCCTTGACAAACTTGAGAACACACGCTCCACAATTCCAGCAATTCTTGTTAAACCCAAGCTTTGAATCCTTCAATAGGCTCTGATAGTAAGCGAATCGTGCCTTACCCTTTCGAGCGAGAATTTGGCGTCGTCTCTCTGGCTCTCTTGCATCTACCAGTCCACTTGAACAGCGATGACAAACCACATTCAGGATTGAGATGATATTGGGCAGAAATGGGATTTGATAGACTGGTTTCTCGAGTCTGATGTGACCAAAATGGCCAGGGTCCCACTTCATCGGAAGTTTGCTGAGAGCATTCTCCTTTGAACGGTCAGATGTGCCCATTTTCCGATCAAAAAGGTGACCATCCTGCTTGTCATAGACCGTGGCGATATGATTATAGACCTCACACACTGACTCTCGAAGGATGTCCTCAGCACTCTTGATACCGAAGAATGTCTTCTCGATAAGAGAAACACGTGCGCCACTATATCCTATTTCGGAACGTAGCGACATATATAATCTTACTCCTAATTTATTTCAGGTTAAAAAGCGGATCAGGTCGCATCAATTTTACAAATCTGCAGCAGATGATTCCAATGAAAATTTGATACAATAGTACAGGTCACCACATGATGCACAAGTGATTTACATGCTATTCCACATATGAACACATCAAAAAAGAGGATTGCCAGACTCCTCCTACGACCAGAATGGAGATTACACCTAGCACATCTTGGATCTATTTATTATCAGAGCAGTCACGCAGATCACCTGTTTATACTGATTGATGACAGGAGCCCTCACCTGGGTGAGACTGCACCAGGTATTGTTGAAAGTTTTGTTGAAGATCTGAATTGGTTAGAGTTACCAAATATCAGTATAGTCAGGATATCTGATTACTATGAGATCTTGTTCCATTGTGCGCACTGGTTTGTCGATCGGGGTGAAACCCATATTGAAAAGGTCATTGTACAATCATCGCGACCACAGACGCAACCACCATATATCAAGAAATACTATCTCCGAGAATCTGAGATGCCAAAGGTCAAGGTATATTTTAACAGATATAATACCAAATACACCAGAACAGGGGATGGTGATGGTAGTGATGCTCCATCACTAAACAAGTTGGCAGGACGTTCCAAACTACGGATTCGCACCAATGCAAGTGAAGAGGCAGGTTCGACCGTGTTGATGAGTTATTATTTGGATGGTCGGGTATGTGATCTAAGTTTGAGTTTTTGTCTTCCAATAATAGATTGTTTCCTCAATGTGACAACGATCTTCGAGCAGATTAATGGGGCCAATCCCCATGCTATCATTGGTGAAGAGACTCACAATTTCAATCGTAAAATATTCTCATTGTTGAACAAGAAATACCCTACCTACGTATCGTATCCTGGGTTTAAGCTGCTGAATTACAGGTATCATTCAGATGAGCTGTTGAGACTTGTCAGGGCAAATGTTCTGCGTGGATTTGATGACCCGAGACTGTTGACAGTGAAGAATATCCGTGAACGAGGGTTTCCGAAAGGCATTCTCAGAGAGTTTGTGAGAATCGGGATCCGGAGAGGGACGGTGGACCCACAACAACTGCCAGATGTTTCCAAGAATTATTTCCCTCAGAAAGCACTGCCCAAACACAAGGGGATTATTGAGCCCATAAAAGTAATTTTGAGCAATTTTCCAAGTAAGGTGACTAGATATTATTCCAGTCATTTCTGCAGAGATATCGTTGCATTGAGAAAACTCTTTTGGATAGATGGATTTGAGGTTAGGAAACTAGCATCATTCCAACAGCTCCGGACACCGCCACCCATTGCCAAAGATCACAATAATAATAATAATGATCATGAGCCACATCGATTGGGAGCTTGGAATGCAGGTCCGCCTGCATCAAACCCGCCGACAGGGCTATTGGCAGCCACGCCATTAGTGCGGCGCAGACCAGCGCCATTCATGCTGAAAGGGACAAATACATACGTTCAATTAGAAGAGCGCGTCCCTGGTGGCCATAAAAGTATGCATTGGAGCGGGTTTATCTTTTCCAGGAAGGATGGTCAGCCCTTTCCCAATAGTCTACCCTGGCTAAGCTGCGATCCAGTTGAAAGCCCTTTTAAAGTAAGGTTTCACTTCTATCCAGAGTTTTATACTGGACATGTTCCACCCAAACCAGTGAAAATATTGGATGGTCTCTTGGATAGTCAACCGAAAAGCTCTGGTGTAATCGTTGTTCAAGGGTACGGATTCTTTTATTATGATGGTGACAGCAACATGCATCTCATGTATGCATGTCCAAAGTCCAAAGCTATCCTCACAATGTATTGATTTTTGGAGGATTTACTGATACCAGTAAATCTTGTTATTATCAGTGCGACCAACGATGACGAGATCGTGTGGTCGATAGAAGATTCCATTCTCGTCCAACAGATAATGTTCCCCCTCAAACTCTATCTCAGTAGTGCGAATATACTGAGAAAGATCAATGCCTTTTGTACCTTTGTGTAGCTTGTTCAGAAACTCTCGTCTCTTTTTCTTATTTTCATGTGGGTTCTCACCATTTATTAATCCGTAAGGATTCGCAACCATATGGCTGGAGCAGAGAAGGTGTTCATCACCAACATTACCGCTGACCTTTTTGTTGATGCTACCACCTTTCCCACCACCCTTCCCACCACCTTTGAGAACAGCTGCTCGTCGTTTGCGGGTACATTGCTTCCCCAGACTGGTCCTTGCCATACATCTATCATCCTCTGCTATCCGAGACTCTCCCTTCTGGATGATCAGGGGTATGAGTCCCTTCGCCCAATTTGATGATTCTACAGATGGAGTCAATGGCTCTTTGTCAGACTGATTCTCAATGGGGATGTGTGGTTTTAATTGTATCAGAGGACACTCTTTCAGAGGGCTTCTCTCCTCTGCGACTGGTTCGAAGGTGTCAAGATTAGGTCTTCTATTAATCTCGAGATTGATTCTGACATAGAAACTATCCAACAATTCGGGAGAGATCTGCCTGTTTAGCCGATAGCGTTCATCCATAGATAGTATTGCCCAGACATCACACAGAAAATTGCTGACAATTTCATGGTATCTGTTGTTCGCCTCTTTCTCTAGGAATATATGTAACTTTCGAAATGGTTCAAGGCTGAGAATATCCTTGTAACTGGTCATGTATGTGGCAATGAGATCGAATAGACACCATGTATTCAAATTTCCTTGACATCCTCTTGGCCTTCCTTCTGCAATGTCACATATTTAGGTAGGGTATCTGGCGGTATCATATTTATCACAGACTTTTCCTTGGACTTGCCAGGTACATAACAATCGTGAATGATTAAGGGGATTGTTTCGGCCAAAGGGCATTTGCGCGTCCATCTGTCCTTGTTTACGACTCGTACAAGCGCTTGTACGGCTCCTGTGACCCCAGGTCTCCTGCGACTCTTTCGACCACCATATCCACCATGATGCAATGCCCATTCGAAACAGAGAACCTGACTCTCTGTTTGAAACCCAGTGACATAAAACGCATAATGAAATGGGCCACGACCCGCGGTGTATTTAGCTCCTCCTGATAGCTCTCCATTATGCTGGCGCAATCTTCTCGCCAGATTATTCGTCTTGCCAATGTATGTCCATTTCCCATTATCTGATTCGATGCAGTAACAGGTCCATTCATTGATCGCAGCCACTGTATCCCCCATGGCCACAGCACTGTTGTCAACTTTCAATACGATGACAGGCTTGATCCTCCCATCATCAACATCCATATCCTACAGTATCAAAGTGGAGTACCCTTATGGCCTGGAAAATCCAGGCTGTCCTGGATAAATCCAAGCTATCTTGGCTCCACTCTATCGCGAGAGGATATTAGGTGTTGATTCGAAGTGTCCCAATCATGGTGGAGACCATTGCATGTCTCAAACCTATGTTGCACCCTTATACGGGAGCGCACGCGGTTCGCAACCTCTACACCCTGCATATTATCCTCTGGAGGATATATTATGAGTGAAAAATGAAGTCGGTTTTGAGGGACTTATTATGTTTCCCGACTACTATCACCACTTTACTACTCAACATGAACCCCAACAACACTAACAACACTACTACTACCGCCCCCGCCTACTCCGATGCCGTCCTGGACCTCGGAAAGCAGTTCTACGCTGCTTATGTGGCAGAGGCGGAGAACCCGACCGATGCCACCGCTGGCAACATCTACAACCTGTTTCTGCACTTCGCGGCGCAGCTCGAGGAGCAGACCAAGGCGGCTACAGCCGCGGCCTCTCCTGCTCCTGCTCTCGCCATTCCGCCTGTTGCAGGTGCGCCTGTTGCCGCTGGCGGCGGCAAGATCCGCACGCGCGCCCAGACCGCTTGGGACGCCTGGCAGACCGACCAGAAGGCCAAGGGCTACCCCGGTCTTGCCGGCGGCGCGGACGCCAGCTCTGATGCCAAGAAGCAACACGTCCGGGACACCTACCACGCGATGACCAAGGCGCAGCAGCAAGCCTTCTTGCAGCAGTACCAGGCTGTCCACGGTGTCCCCACGGTCGCCAAGGGCAGCGGTGCGAAGAAGGTGTCCTCGTACACCACCTTGCAGGTGCTGCACTCGGCCATCTTCCGGATTGCCGACGGTAAGGGCAAGGGCGACAAGCTGGGCGCGGACTACGCTGC